CATCCAGGGTCAAATTCATAATCCATTGCCGCGCTTCCGGTTTGCCGTATAATTCTATTCATCTATATCACCTAATTTCCTGGAAACGCTAATACTAATACATCAAGAGCTCCACCACTGCCGGCAGTTGCTATAGTCGCAATCAACGCTTTCTCTTCAGTTAAAGTTCCAGCAGCAACAAATATATCATCTTTGCTCCAGGTTCCACTCCCAATATCTTCAATAAATTTATTAACTGTCCCTGTCTCCCCTATATCAATATCAGGTTCGCCTGCAGCGGTTTCAGAGGCAACTGCTAATATTAGTATACTCCTTGCCCCTTCTCCAGAACCGTTAGCGGCTACAATTTCAACAGGGCTTGTGTCAGCATGATCAACTGCTTTGAAATTAGCTACTCCGCTTTCCTGTAATGTAGCAATTGTTACACCACCATCTAATTTATCAGCAGTTACACTTTCTGCCGCTAAGTCAGCGGTCTCTATACTTCCGGCTGCAAGTTTTAATATTCCGGTTGCGGGAAAAGACAATTCCCTGTTTGTGCCATCAAATTCACAAATAATATTATTTGATTTGTCATAAAATATTAGATCACCATTAACCCATTTACTTTTCACATTTGTTATAGGCATATAATCATCCCCTTAATTTTTCCATTCCTTAACAGATTAAAGCGGTGGTTCCGCTTGTAAGAAAGGGCTGCCCTTAAAGACAGCCCATTGGTTTATGCTTCAATAGCAGAAAGCATATCTTCGTTTGAATAACGCGGTTCGCTCAAAATTGCGGTTGCAGCTACAAATAATTTGCTAGCTGTGTTATCGATTTCTAAGCAAATATATTTACTGCCCTCTGATAAAGTTGCTGCATCTACCTCTACAACTAGTAATTTTTCCTCATATGTTGCCGCCGCAAGAGTTAATCCACTGTCTGCATCAGCAATGACAGTTTCGTCTCCGAATGTATCGCATTTTTCAGCAGCGGCAACCGCTTCAGCCAATCTGTAGCTAAAATCAATCGCATCTTCAGACTTTGCCTCTGCTTCTGCTTTTGTCTCTCCTTCATAAATTTTTAATACGGAATTGCTTGTTAATGCACCGAATTGTAGGAGAAATGTTGCATGTCTATAATTCTCCATATTTATGCCAGGGGAATCAATCCCGGCAGATTGGTGATCAGCGGCTTTAATACAATACGCGATTCCCTTTTCCTGTGCTAATCTCATTTATTTTCACTCCATTCTATATTAATTTTTAGTCTCTGGTTTGCAGTGATACAAACGGGCTTAATTCATTATTTCCCTGCGCGGGAGTTAATGTAGACTTCCATTTACTTTGCCCGTCATATCTATAAATGAATCTAAACACTAATTCGTCATATAAAAACTGCACATGAATCGAACTAGCTGATTTCATACCGCCTTTATCAATCATAAGATACTGTTTTGGATCAGCGAACAGAATATCTCCTTCAGTTCCTAATGTAGAAGCCTGCTCTATTGGGATTACAGGACGTCCCATAAGAGTTCCATAGGGACTTGCAGAAGCTCCGCCGGCAGGCATATAAACAGGAATACCGCCAGTACCAACAGCAAGGCTCATAGTAAATAATTGAGGTTCAATGTCCTGATTAATAAACCATGCAGCATTAGGGCGGCTTCTGCCATACATACGGGACCACATTTTAACGATATTCACAAATTCAATAGTATTGGCAGACTGTCCAGATTCTTTTGATACAGTTACAAGCGCATTTGAATTGAGAATACCTTTTGGTTTGCCAACGCCATCTCCTCTGTATATATCATTGTCAATTACAAAACTAAACTCTTCTGAGAAAGCATCCGTAATAACAGATTCAAGAAATGCTATATCTTCGAGCATTTCTTCTGTTACATAGCAAAGACCTGCAGCTTTATTGAGCTTTAATTCCATTTCTCCGAATTTCGGTTTGCTAGCAGTCATTTGAGCGGCCTCTGCTAGATGATATACTACAACACCGCCAAAACGAGAACCATTTGCTCTGCTGCTTTCATCAATGGTATTAATTTTCATTGTATTGCTTCTACCAGATAATGGCTTCCTATCTACTCTAGAAGCAATAACTCCTGTTTCATAGGTTCTTCTGAGAAGCTCATCTTCATACTGGGGCCTGAGCAAAAATCCTCCTTCAGACGGAACCCCTTCGTTTAATCCTGTAGCCGCTCTTGTTTCCTGTATCTTTGTTATTTTCTCTCTTACATCAGCTCTACTTTTCATTTCGGGCATTCTGGAATAAGCAACGGTCTGCAAATATTCACCAAATGACATATCTAGCTTTTCTTCTTCCCTGGATTCTCCATTTTCGGGGTCTTTGGTGTTTTTTGCTTCCTCATTCATTTCCCTTTCATTCATTACTTCTGCTGCTGCTATATTTTCATCAAGCGTCTCAATTCCTTCTCTTAGATTATTCCATTTTTGACGCTGAGATTGATCCATTACACCTTCTTCCGATTCAATCCCTTCATTAAAAACCTTAATGAGCTCTCGTTCCATTTCAGCTCTTTTTTTGCGTAATTTATCTACATTAACCATTATCTTCACTCCCTATATATTTTTTCAGAGTTTCAAAGTCCTCTTTTAGTTGTTTCCTTTTCTCTGCATCAGCTTCTTTTCCAGATCTAATTCTCTCGGCAATCTCTTCATATACCTCGCCTGCCGAACGCAAACTTGACGGAGCCTGTATATATGCCGGGTCTGTTACGGGGCCAAGTTCATATATTTCTCCTTCGATGATTTCCCTGTGATATATACCATCTTCGGTTTCCCAGGTTCTATCCTTATCCACAGAGAAGGCAAACGAAGAACCCTGAACATTTTTCCTTTTCAAGTTTTCTTCTAAATCTCTGCCATAACTTGTGTCAGGAATTTCTGCCTCATAAAAAACGCCCTCATCTGTGTTTTTTACGATTAAGGGCGGATCACTTTCTGTTGTCGCAAGGACAAAATTAGGATTATGATTAAAATAAGACTTAATCGGTCTATCCCTTTTTCTTTCAAGACCTTCCTTAAAGGCGTCTTTTTTTATGACCTCTCTATACCCTGGCCATATTTCTGCCTCTTTGTCATATACAAGTCCAAGTCCGGTTACCCCCCTGGGTTCGCCTTCCTCTTTGTTTTCCTGTCTAATTTCAGCAGTTACAGTCCTAAATTCAAGCCCGCTACTCCCCTGAGCGCGAAACTCTTTGGTATTTTTATTCACACCAACATCACCGCCTTTCATATATTAAAAAACACCCCTAAAGGCGTTAATTGTTTTATGATATATTTTTTGAAATCCTCCACATAACCAAGCTGTCCATTTCCATCTATGTTCGTGATGGCAGTAGTCACAACATGACCATCTTATTTGAACTTTCTTTTTAATTGATATCACCTCTATTCTGGCATTACTTGACAAACACAGCCCTGATGTAATGGTGGGTGCCCGATTGGTTTATATATTGTCATATCTCCCTTTTCTTCTGAATTCAATTTACTGTCTTTCGTAAGAAACATCTGGTCAATTCCTACTATTTTGCCATCCATTTCTTCACAGTATGGACAAGTGTCTGCGCCAATTGCATACCACCTTAAATATCTTATACCAGCTGCTGCAAAGGTTGCCTTTGCAATGGCATTGCTAAGTTTAACGGTTTCATTTAAAGCTTCTTTAGCTGGCCTTCTCTCTTTCCATTCTTCGAGCCTCGTATCTAAAGCATCAATAACATCTTCATCGTTTTCTATTGCTGTCCTGGCCACTTTTTTGAGTTGCCCTTTGCTGCTCCCAATATATCTAGCTACATAAGCATCATGATATTCGTTTATAAATTGTATTAATTCATCTGTCAGACCTTCTTTTGCTTTTATTTCAAGTGCCGCTTCGGCATTTATCGCTTCTGCTATAGAGTTAATAGAAGGCATTATCTGTTTTCTCATATATTCCGGATGAGCCCCATAAAATTCATCCAAAAATTCTTCAAATGACAATAATTCAGAAGGATTTCCTCGTGTTTTTTTGTTTTCGCTACTAAATATTTTCTCGGCTTTCCGCATTATATCAGCTTTTTCTCTATTTACAACCCTTGCAGAGGCTTGTTTAAATACATTTTCATAACTTTTTGCTATTCTATGACGTGATTCTGCTGCTCTTTTATGCCTTAGCTCTATGAGTTTTTGTTCTCTTTCTTCAACAGAACGAGCATTTTGCAGCTCTATCTCCTCTTCTTTTGTCAATGCCTGACTAACTGGTATCATATTAAGCTGGATATAATATTCATCTCCACCATCATAAGGGTTTTTGTTCTCATATTCTCTAATTTCATTTGGGGATATAGCTGCCATCTGAAATAATTTGTTATAGAAGTTACTTCTGGCTTCTGTATCTCCTCTTAATAGGCCTTCGACACTATGTTCAACAAAATATTTTTCATTATCGAGTAATTTGCGGTTTGTTTCCTGTTCCCAATTAACCAAATACGGATTAAGTGAATAAATTACAAATCCTGTGTTTAGTTCCTCAAGACCACTGCCCCAGGTTGTTGCGTTTTCATGTTCCTGTAACAAATGAAGTGGGACATTATAAAATCTAGCTATATCTGTTAACTGAAATTTGCGCGTTTGAAGAAATTGCGCATCTTCAGGGGGAATGCCAACTTTTTCGTATTCCATCCCCTCGTCAAGGAACATCAGCCTGTGAGATTTACCCAATCCTTGATATTTTTCGTTTAAACTTTCTTTAACTTTATCAAATGTCTCTGTTTTTAGTTTTCCAGGATGCCTTACTAGCCCTCCAACGTTTGTGCCGCTTCCAAAGAACCTGGCCCCATATTCTTCTGCCGCGAGGCCAAGACCTATTGCTTCCCGAGCAGCTCCCAACACAGACATCCCTTTCATCCCGTCGGTTGTTAATCCCATTATGTGGATCATTCGATAAGAAGGGATGTTTTTTTTCTCGCCGTTGTTTAATCTAACCTGATAAAAGATTTGTCTTTTCTGGTTGCGATAAACCTCTACCTTCCACGGCGGGATAGGCCATAACGCAACAGGCTCTGCGTTTCTATTAACTTCTATCTCCGAATAAGCATTGCCCCACGTTGTTATATGCGCCATACTTGTAGAACGATAAGTAAATGATGTCATTTCCGGATTAGGCTGTGAGTGCAATAATTTATATAATTTATGCTGCTTTGCTTTTCGTTTTCCTCTATCTAATTCTTCATATACAAAAAGCGGTAACATAGCAATCGAAAAGGACAATATCCTAACACAAGAATATACCGCGCTGGACATAAATGCTGTCCTGTTATTAACCTGAGTGCCAGCAGTAGACTCGCCATATCCGACAAATTGATCCTCCAACAGTTTATCAAGATCATTTAATTTCATTATTCTTTTTTCTATAGCTCTATTTATCAGTCCCATTTAACCACGCCCTCTTAATAAAAACCCTAATGCCATTAATACAAAGCCCCAAAATATGTATAAATATCTGGGGTTTATGATAAATAAACCATATGAAATTAGTCCTAATCCAGCAAAATATAATAAATCGGTAACATCTATTTTGATAAAACCACCCCCCGCTATATTGTCATAATTTCGGCATCTGGGTCATCATAACGGCTGCTATCATCTTCTTGCAATATAGCCCTGGCCATTGCGTTAACAAAGGCAACTAATCCATCTATTCTTTCGGCCGATTTCGATTTAACTGGCTTTATATTTTCTG